AAGCGGAAGGTGGATCGCGCCATTGACTTGATAGCTCAGGTGGTAGCAGAGCATCTGGTCGGCGTATCGTTCAGCACGGGGAAGGATAGCACGGTTACGCTCGACCTGGTGCGGCGGATATTCCCGGACGTGCCCGCCGCATACTTCTCTAGCGGAAGCGAGACCGAGTACGACCAGAACGCCCAACTCTTGCGCGACCACTATCCAACCGTGACGGTACTAGAATCGGAACAGACGCTTGCCGATCTGTGCCGCAAATTCGGGTATTGGGGACACGCGGCAGAAGTGGTAGACGACACGGTTGACTTTTTCGCCTTCATGGTGGGGGAGCCAAGTTACCGTTTCGTGAGGATGTTCAATCTGGACACGGTTACGATGGGGTTGCGGGCGGGGGAGAGCGCCGGGCGCAGAATGTCCAGTCTCGTGAACGGACAGTTCTACCCGATAAAGTATCAATTCGTAGAAGGGGAGACGCATTACCACTTCACCCCTATTTCCAGGTGGGACGATTATGACATTTGGGCCTACATTGCATCACGCAACTTGCAGTACAATGCGGTGTACGATACTTACGCAAAACTTGGGATACCGCGAAAGCAGTGGCGAGTCTCGATGCTCTTGGGCGAGAGCGCATCAAACTTGGGTCGGTTCTCCTTCCTGAAGCAAATCGCTCCAGATAAGTTCGATGCGCTGGCGATTGACTTTCCAAAAATACGGAGGATGATATGAACCACTTGCCGGAACTTGACCAGTACACCGTGCCGTTCGCGCAGGCCGCTTACGAGCCGTTGCGCGTGACGTTCAATCTCGCGCCGAATAGCCACATGGTCAGTTACGACCAGATTCACTTTGACGGCCTGCTGGCCCGCGCTCTGGTGGAGAGAGCGACGGAGGGCCACTTGATTCCTGATTGCGAGAAGGGGTACTGGATACCGTTGCCGCTAAAGATGCTGTGGCGCAGTGAGGCGGGTTTCCCATTGTGGGCCGCCTCAATTCTATACCCGGTTGGCCCAAACGTCGAGGATACCTATATCCGCCACAAGCGCAACTCGGACGGAAGCATGCACAACAAGGCGAACTTGACGACTCGGAACGGTCCCTGGATGGAACGGCGCATGCCGACCCCGACGCGGGTGTGCAACACCTATGAGGCCCGCTGCATCGGTAACAAGGAACTGGTGCAATCGTTTCTCGCCAACTTCACGCACATTGGCAAGCTGCGCCTGGCCCGCGTGCGTGGCGTTACAGTGGATAGCACCGCGTACACCGATGAGGAGATTTGGCAGAGCGAATCCAAGTTGCTTCGCCCCATGCCGGCCGCCACAGAACTGCTATGGCCGAGCGCGCCCTCGCTGTGTGGGTGGACGCCTCCGTACTGGAAGCCGTCTCTATTCATGCTCGGTTGGAGGGTGGGTACATTCGTCTCGCCATTCAATAGAGGTGACACATACGACCTAGATTTTGCCTCTTGACTTTTTGATTGACTTCTGCTATAATCATACAAACGAATAGCGCGGGAAAAGGGAAACCTAGCCGCCAGTATCGCTCAGGAGCAATCCGGGGCGATGCTGGCGGCTTTTTATTTGCGCAGGTGCGCAGAGGAGAGCGATATGCTGCCACAATTTACGAGTTTGCGAGAACTGGCGCAGGCCGCCGTCGAGACCGGCCTTGCGCTGTCGTCTGAGAGCGCCACCCCAGAGATCACCCCCCAGCGCGCCCGCAGCTTTTTCCTGGCAATGGAAGCCGCGCTGCCGACGTTGGCCGACGCCCCCGTCGCCGAGGCCCAAAAGTACAAGACCATTGGCGGGGTACGGTATCCGGCGTCCGACTTCCTGGTCGTGGAGGAGCCGCAGGCGGCCTCGACCTGGCACTTGCAGGTAAAGAAGAACGGGAAGCCCGACCACCAACTGATGGGAGCGGCGCACGCCGCCCTACTCAGCCCGCAGGGGTTCCGGGGGAAAAAGTACGCCGGCCCAAACAAGCGTCAGGCGATTGCGGCGCTCAAGCGGCTGTACGCTGAGGAGGAGATGGATTGGCCGGTTGCTGAGAGCGCTGGGTTGGCAGAGTTCGACGGGTCCCTGCAGGACTATTGCCGCCGAGTGGAGCGGGCGTTCAATGAAGAGTTCCCGACCCAGTACGACCAGACCGGCAGGTCTGTTTCTTACCTGTGCCCCATGAGCATTTTCAACGAGGACCCGGACATGGGTTCTTCCCTTGTCGTGGTCGAATACCCCGGCGACGTGATGTACCGGGTGGGCTACGAGGAGACGCCAGACAGCGGTTTCGAGTTCTCTGACCGCAGCGAGTGGGAGCGCGTTGTGCGAACCTACAAAGTCCTCGGAGTTGGGCAGACGGAGGGAGCGGAAGAACCTGCCCAACCCACCACATCAGAGAGCGAAACGACAGAGGCCGCGTTCTCTGAGGACGCCCAACTGTCCGGTCTCGTTGACGCTGTGGTTGACGTTACCGCCATTGCAGACCTGGCAGAGGCCGCCATCGAAATGACCGGGCCGCGATCACCCGTTTCCGTCGAAATGACCATCGTGCGGGCTGGCCCAGGAAACAAGCGCGACCGGAGGTACTATACCCCCGCAGGGCTATCCGCATCCGCTGGCGCGTTCACCGGCGCTCCTATGTTCCTTACCGACCACGACCCGAACGCGCTCGGAGAAGGAACGAAGGTCGGCGTCATCACGCGGGACTGGTGGGACGAGGCTACAAAAGAGCTTCGTGGTTTAGCCACCATCTACGACCCCAACTTGGCAGAAAAGACGCGCTGCCGGGCTGCCGCCAATCAACTCAACACGATGGAGGTTTCCATCTACGGCAACGGCAACGTGCGCAATGGGCAGGTGGGCGGAGAGAGCTACGACCTGGTGGAGAAAATCTTGCCAGGCGCTCGCGTTGACTTCGTATCCGCCGCCGGCGCGGGGGGGAAGGTTCTATCCCTGGCCGAATCAGCGAGTGGGGATGGGGAGGTAGAAACAGAGGAGCAAGTTGCAGAGGTAACGCCGCCCGTAGCGATGGGGCAAGAGGCCGTCCTGGAAATACTGGCTGAAACGGCCCTGCCGCCCAAGTCTGTTACCCGGCTGGTATCCGGGCAGTACACAGACGAGGCCGACCTGCGGGAGGCTATCAGGGGAGAGACGGAAAGGGCGGTGCGTGAAACCGGCAGTGGAAACCCGAGCGGAGGTTTCACCGCGCAGAACCAAACGACGGTATCTCTCCAAGAGGCAAACGACCGCTCAGGTCGTGTGCTGGCGGGGCACGGTTTCAAACCTGCCCGCTAGTAGAAAAAAAACTTTAGGGAGGAAAGACATGCTTGACACCTATCATCTCGATTACCAGGTCTCCAGCGAGGGGGACCCGATCCACCTGACGATCCCGATTGATCGTCTCGAAAACTCAACGTCCGTCATCCCATCAAACGCAGCGAAGGTCTTGGACGACGTTCTGGGGGGTGAGGAACTCACCGGGACGATCCTGGCGCTGCTAACCATCGGCGACGTTCCGTGCATCATCCTGGACGCCGATCCCGGCCAACTGCATCGCCACAACGTCCGCAACGTCCTGACCTACGCTCAGAGTTCGGAGGACACATGGGGAGAGATCAACGTCGGCGATACCGTCTACTACGACGACAGCGCGACAATGCCCGACGACTGCCACCTGAGCCTGTCCGCCGACAACAGCGCCGGCGACCCGAACCCCCGGTTCGGTCACGTTGGCCGGTCAAACGACGCGGGGGACACCTTCCCGAAGGGCAACACCAGGGAAGGCGTCACCGTCCGCTGCGTCATCATCCAGCGTGGGGCCGGCGGGACGTAGACCACCCCACACAGAGAAAGGAGACAGAGAGAAATGCAACACATTTTACAGTTCATTCAACAGTACGCGGACAAGCAGTTTCGCGGACTGTCAGAATCCGACCGGAAAGAAGTGAACTCCCCCGCCCGCTCGGACGCCGAGTTGGACACACACCTGGGCCTGCTGCTCGAGATCGAGCGCGATGGGACGCGGATGGGGCCGGCGCGGTTGGCGGAAACCATGACCACCGCCCACTTTTTCGACTACTTCCAGGCCCCCATCTCGCGGATGTTCCTGGAGCAGTATCAAATCCTGGGCGGGACGTGGCGGGCGTACACCACCCCCGACACCGCGCCCGACTTTCGCCAGGTGCAGCGGTTCCGCATGAGCCGCCCCGGTGGGCTTCTCCCGCGTGGCGAGAAGCAGGGCGCTGAGGCGGGTGAGGTCCACGAGGACATGATCGAGTACGGCGTCGGGGAGTTTGCCCGGCAATTCGACTTTTCATGGCAGGTGTTCCAGAACGACGACCTGGGGCAGTTCATGCGATTCCCGGTCGAATTGGCGCAGGCCGCGCTGTGGTGGAAAGACGAGTGGGTGTCGGCGCTTTACGACAACCCCATCACCCAAGCGACCCTGGTCGGTCTCGCCCCGGTGTTTTCTGGCACTGGCCGCTTGACGCTGGCAAACTTGACCATCGCTGTCGGGGCCATGCAGAGCCGTGTAGACCCGCAGGGCCGCCCGCTGTCGTTCCGCAGTTTGCACCTGGTCATTCCGCCGATCCTGCAAATCCAGGCCAGTGAAATCCTCTCAAACCTGATTCAGTACGGCGGTCAGAACGGTAACACGATGGCGACCTTCCTCCCCCAGTCCAACGTCCACATCGACCCCTACATCACCTACACCAACCCGAACGTACCCTGGTACCTGTTCGCCGGGCCGGAGAGCTGCAACACCGTCACGGTCGTCGGCATGCAGGGGTGGACAGGGCCGGTCGTCTACATGGACCAGCCGACCATCCGCATCATGAGCGGAACGGCCCCGGACGCTTTCACGATGGGCGACTCGCGCACCGGCGACATCGTGTTCCACGTAGAGGACATTGTTGGCGCGTGGGACGACCCCGCCCTGGTGGGGGTGACGAATCCCCTGGGCATCTATTACAGCAGCGGCACGACTGCGTAGAGGAGGATACCGTGAGGACTATTACACACCAATCGAATGTTGAGCGAATGACCGGCGCGACGCTGGCGGCGTTCGGGGGCGGGGTGGGCAGCGAGCCGCACCAGGCCCTCCTGAGCCTGGGCTACGGGGGCATGACCAAAGAGATCGCCGAGCAGATCATCGCCGAGCGCAAGCAAGACCACCACCTGTGGCCCCTCGCTGAGGAGCAAAAGGCGCGGGCGTTTCTCGCCGCCTTGAGCACCAAGCCGACCGTCGTGTCCAAGCGCCAGACGCCTGCCCGCCAGCGCACGATTATGCGGGCATAGGAGGAAAGCATGTTTCCGCAGATTCAGCAAGGATTGCAAGCGGGACACCCCATCGTCTTCGGCGTGCCGGGGACGGGGGCGTCACCACAGACGATTTGGGGGCGGGGGCGGATCTTTTACGTGGACCCGTCCAACCCCGCCGCGACCGACCAGAGCGACGGGCTGGACTTTATCTGTCCGTTCCGCACGCTGCAAGCGGCGGTGGACAATCCAAACCTGCAAAACTATGACGTGATCAAGGTCCTGTCCCCCATCGAGGAGAGCGTGGTCACTCCCGACTATCCCGACACCGGGTCCTACGTGACCATCCAGGGGTGCGGGAACGGCCCGTACTCCCCCGCCTGGGAGAGTGCGGCGGCGGACGAGCCGTGCTTGAGCCTGAACGCCGTCGGCTGGCGGGTGGAGGGCTTCCGGTTCTACGGCCCATCCGCCTCCGCCTGCATCGAGATTCACCACACCGACGGTTCCGGCAACGACATCGCCATCCGCACGGTGATCCAGAACAACCTTTTCGACGGCCTGACCGTCGGGCTGTACGGCATCCTGTCGCACGGCGCTTACGACGTGTGGATCGTCAACAACCTGTTCCAACTGTTCCACAACGCCACGCCCGGCGGGGCCATCCCGCTGTTTGCCGACGACACCCCCCTCGCTATCCCCTACCGCAATCACGTCGTCGGCAACGTCTTTTGGGATTCGGACAACGGGGCCATCTTCCCCTGCAACGGGTCGGTGATCTCCGGCAACGTGTTCCAGCCGACCGGTTACGCCTACAGCATGACGCAAGTGCTCAACACGACGGTCGGCGGAAACCCGGGGGACGACAATCTCGTCGTCGGGAACTATCTACCAGGCGACTATTCCATCGTCGGCGGGTACGCTGGTGGTGCTGCCGACGTGTGGTCTGGGAACTATGCCACGGACGTTGCCGAGGCCGAGGTCGGCGACAATGGCCTGACCATCCTGCCGCCGGCATAAGGGAGGTAAGAAGTGGAAGAGAAGATCGAGCGTTTGAAAAACGCCAATACTCTCGTTGAGCTGCGCCAGATTGTCAACGAGCAGGACGACGAGACCCGCCAGGACAAGGCGTTCTCCGCCGCCGTGTTCGCGGCTGTCGAGAGGATCGTTGGAAAGTGACCTGATAGCGGGGTGGGGACTTCCAACCCACCCCGCCGATGGACTTTAACATGACCACCAGGTATGCCGAAGCGTGGGAGTGGGCACAGTTCTTCTGTGCGGCTTCCGTCCTGACCGGAAAGCACGCTGGCGGGAACGGAGATACCGTCTTGCTTGACAACGGAGCGCAGTTCCAGAAGATGGGGTTCGTTCCAAACGTCGGTCAGGTCGTCTACAACCTGACCGACAACAGCCAGGGAACGATAACCGCCGTGACCTACAACACGCTGACGGCCTCGCTCATCGGCGGGACGGACAACCTGTGGGACACCGGTGACGACTACCGGGCCGTTGCGCTGACGGCGCAGCAGCGGTCCACCATCGAAGGATACCTAAACTTTACGTCAACGAAGGTATCCGCCGCCCTCGCCGCCTCGAATCAGTTGAACTGCCCAAAGAGCGCCGACGCTCTGGCGTTCCTGGGTCAGATCGCCGTATTCCTGGCGGGAGCGTTCTACAACTGCACCTGCATCGGTGTGGACCTGTCAGACGAAGTGCGGGCGTCATACAACGAGTTTGCCAGCGGCGAACTTGAAAAGCTGCGCAAGTTGGAGTTGACCGTCTGTCAGGGAGCAACCGGGCGCGACTACCCGGTCCTGGACGTTGCTGAGGTCAACTACAACGAGTTCTCCGAGGGGAGGATACGGGAAAATGCGTGGCGGAGGTCCAGGACGCCGTGATGGATTTCGACGCGGTTCAATCGGCGCACGAGTTGTGCAGGCCGCGCTGGTTGTCCCCCTGGGGCTGAGGCGGCGGCGGTAGTGGTGGGGGAGGTCTCCCCCTCTCGCTGGCCTGGACGCGCAAGTCCGGGGACAAGTTCCCGGGCGAGGTCGGGTTCAAGCTGCTTGTCGCCCTGGCTGACTACCAGGGGGTGGGGTCGGCCTCGTGCTGCCATTACGAAGTGCGGGCAGGCCGTCGCCAACTTTTCGACGTGCGCGACGTTCCCGGACTGCCGAGAGAATCGTTCAGGGAGGAAAATGCCGAACGTTCTGTTCAGGCCGATACGGAAGGCCACCAGTGGGCATCCCAAGTGGACGCTGATAGCCGACGAGGTAAAGAAGACGATTGACGATGTGGTCAAGCCGCGTGTGCTAGAGTACCATCAAAACATCGTCGCGCCGTGGGACCACCCACCAGAATTTAAGGCGGCAAAGTTCGTAACCAAAGAGGGGATAACCGTCCGGGTGTGGGCAGTAGGTCCCAACAAAAAATACTGGATTTGGGTAACTGAGGGAACGAAGCCACCTAAAAAGGACATCGTTCCAAAGAAGCCGGGCGGGGTGCTGGCATTCCCCGCCAATTACAAGCCACACACCACTGTACGGGGACCTGGTTACAAGGGTCCAGGAACGTCCAGCGGGCCTATGGTTTTCGTGAAGCGAATCAAGAAAGAAAACATCAAAGGCATAAAGGCCCGCCCTTTCATACCCGCCATAGCCAGGTGGTCTAAAACCTGGTTCGCCCGCGAAATGAAAAACGCGATTGCTCGCGGAAAGAGGAAAGCGAAGTGACAGACGAAAAAGACGAAAACGAAAAAGACGCCGCCGGCCCTACGCCGGCCCGCGCAAAGCGTGCGCCTGTCTCCATTCCTGTGAAGGTGATACGGGCACAGGGGCAAAGCGCCCTCGTGGAGTGGCGCACGGCGGACGACGCACACCGCGCCTACGTTCCCCGCGATGCTGTGGTCGGCGACTCGTGCCCCGCCGACATCCTGGAAGCCGGTGCGCCGGTAGGGGTGAACTGGGAATCTGCGCTCGCCGGGCGCGTTCAGGACAGCATGGTCGTCCCCTTGGCAAAGGCGCTGCGCACGCGGGGTATCTGGGAATCGGGCGACGTTAGCCGCAATGGTTCCCGCGTGATGGTTGCAATCAACGAGGCCGCCAACGTCCCGAACGCCGGGACGATTCACCAGGCTGCCCGTGAATACGAATCGAGAAAGGAGTAGAAACATGCCGAACTTTTTTACCGACAAGAACGGGGCCGTGTTCGTACAATCTGCCCCAGGAGATCCGACCTACCCCCTCCTGTGCGCCAACGTCGGTGAGATCGGGGAGACGCCAGGGGATGTATCCGGGCCAATGTGCCTGGACGAGAATGCCCGTTACGTGTCCGGGCACCGAACGCAGGGAGCTCCCTCCGCCGCTACCGTCACCATCGAGCCGCGATTGCAGCAGAACCAGACGTGGCTGGAGCGGTTTTTGGCGAACCGCTGCCCGTTCATCTTTTACGCGCACGACGTGTGCGGAAGCCCTGCGGACATCTTCTCCGCCTACGTCCGTGGGCAGGTGTTGAAATACCCGTTCATCACCGCCGCCAAGACGACCAATTTCATGAAACGTGCCGTCGCTGAGGGTGACGGGGCTACCGACTCCATGCAGTCGTTCGACCTGAAGGCCGAGCCGAATGCCCCCCGCTACTGGCCGCTGATCATCACTACGCACGGATTGACGGAGGCCAAGCCGCTGCGCGACATCGCCTCGTGCGGCGTCTCCCAGTGCGCCAGCGCGTGCGGGCCGCAAGTGCTGGCCTGCAACGACCTGGTGGCTGTGACGGACGGGGACGTTGCGATCAAGGCGAACGTCTGGTTCGGCCACGATGCTGGTAAGACTTGGACCGTCGGTGCCGCCCTGCCGTTCGCAGTCACCGAGGCAGCCAGCGCCGTCGAGTGTTTCTTGACGGGAAACCGCCAGTCCCGCGTTCTCGTTGCGCGAGGGACGACCGATGCCGGGAACCCCGCCGAGGTCGGGTACACAGACGACAGGGCGGTGACGTGGCACCTGGTTGACCTTCCTACCCCAGACGGCGAGTTCGTCAGTTGGGGCAACGCGCTGTTTGCCCCCAAGCACAACCGCATGTGGCTCGGAACGAACGCCGGCGGCATCTACAAGTCCGTGGACGCGGCGGCGACCTGGGTTCAGCAAACCGTCGTCGCTTCCCCCGCCGGAGAGCCGATCCGCTGCATTGACTTTGTGGACGAGAATCACGGTTGGGCCGGGGGAGGCCTGCAACTGCTGGTCTACACCGCGGACGGCGGGGATCACTGGAACAACTCCCCGACGGCCCCCGGGACGGCAGATTCGATCTACAACGGCGCGAGCGTCCACACCCAGTTCAAGGTGTGGCTGTGTGGACAGGACACCAACACGTCTATCGCCCAACTGTTCAGGACGACAGACGGCGGGCGCAACTGGGTTGACTACCTGCCCCGACTGTACGCCGCGCTCAACTTTCCCGGCGGGACAATCGAAAACCTGGGCGACATCAAGTTCACCGACGAGCTTTGCGGCTACATCTGTGGCGCTGTGAACACCGGGACGGCCCGCCTGGTCGTCACCTTCCGCACGGTAAACGGCGGGTGGGACTGGGAGGCGTACTTTGACCCCAACAACGCCGTGACCGTCTTCAACTACACCGGCGGCGTGGCTGTCCTTCCGTGCGACAATTACAACCACTTTTTCACCGCCGGCGAGGTTTCCGACGCAACGTCCCTCGTCTTTATCGAGGAAGGGCTGCCCGTCGGCGGCGTGTCGTAAGAGACCAATCGGGGGAGGGCCGATTACTTTTTAAGACCGCCAACCCGGTCTAGGCTGAACCCTCCATCAGCCTGGACCGGGTTGGCTTTATCCTACAAATGGAGGGGTAGGAAAATGACAAAGAAACGATCGACGAGACGAAAGGACGGTTCACAGCACGCCCTGGGGAACGACCTGAGTAAAAGAATAGCCGAACTTTCCGGGCCAATCTACTATACAACGACGACGGGCGTAGAGGTCGAATGTCTACCGATCCAGGGTAAACTAGAGGCTGTATCCTCAGCCATCAGATCGAGAATGGAAATGGATGGGGGGTTTCCACCCATACCAAATAGAATCATACACGGCGCTGGCGGGGTGTCCATCAAGCAGGACATAGACCAGGAGTGGGTGGGTCGGAAAGATACACCAGCAGAAGACAAAAAGGCGTGGAAAGAGTACGTCCGCGAAAAAGAAGAGGCTGAGAAGAGATTTAGCATAAAGTCAAACGATGCGACTGTCGAGATCGTCGTCACCGAAGGTATACGAGTGGTTGACGATTCTCTGCTTGAAAAGTGGGCCGCTGAGATCGAGAGATTTGGCGGATTGGTTCCGGGGGATGATAAAGAGCGCAAGATTTTATTCGCCACCGGGTACATATTTGGAAGCGGCGCTAATGGGTTATTGGACACCGTTTCCATACTGGCAAGGATTCGCCGCGCAAGCGGACAAGACCCGGAGGTGTTGTCCATCGTGGAGGACTCATTTCGCGCTCGTATGGGGAGCGCCGGACGGACTGACAGTTCGGGAGGTCCGGGGACTGCTGGCGAATCGGAAACGCAAGGAGCTTGACTGGTGGGGTAGCGAATCTCTGGCGATAGCCAGGATGCGAGATGAGAAGCGCATGACCTCCGCCGAGTGGGAACGGTTGCCCCCCTGGGACAAGTACGAAATGCTGGCCCTGCGCCGAATCGAAGCGACTCGCCAGGAGTGGGACTCGCTTGACGATGGGGAGCGGACCAGGTTGCTATACGAGCGGGTGCGGGTAGAGGAGCCGCGATAGAGAATGGGAGCGTCATTTGCCGGACTGGAAAAGGTTGGGGTAGAACTGATCGCCGCCGGAGTGGGCAAGTTCAATGCCGACCTGAAAAGCGCAGAGACCCAGTACGCGAAGACTCTGCAAGTCATGGGCAAGCCGCAGCAGGTGGGCGGCTCTTCCGCCGCGCTTAACGGCGTAACCGATGCTCTCTCTAAAATGTCCGGCGTCCTACCGCAGGCCGCGTCCTCTACTGCCAACTTTGGTAAGGCTGCCGGACTATTGATAGGACCGTTGATTGGCGCAGCGGGGGCGGCTGGTACTCTCGTCTCTGCCCTGGGAGGCCCAGCTGGTCTTGTTACTGGTCTTGTTATTGGGATAGGTGTTGCAGTGATCGCCGCGAAGAGCCTGTGGGACGCGATGAAAGAGATCGCCTCCGCTGTAGCTCAGGCGGCTAAGGCTGTTGTAAATTTCCTCGTCCAGGGCGCGTACGCTGTTGGCAATTTCCTCGTCCAGGGCGCGCACATGGCCGGGACGTTTCAGGAGATGGAGTTGTCCGCGCTGGCGGTCGGGCGCTCGATGGGCCTATCTCGTGAGGAGATCACGCAAGCCATCGATAACATAAACGACATGGGTATCCGTTACGACGTAGCTGCCAAGTCGGTCGCGCAAATGACCCGTAACCAGTTGGACTTGTCCAGGTCAACAGAATTGGTGCGCATCGCTCAGGGGTCGTCCATCCTAAAGGGTGGTGGCATGGGCTCCTCTGAGGCGATGGAAGATTTGATTTACGGCATCACGACCCGCAACACCCGAACCTTGCGCACTTTGGGCCTCATGGTTGACACCACCCGCGCTGAGGAATTGTACGCTCAGACACTTGGAAAAACATCCGAGCAGTTGACGGAGAACGAATCAGTGCAGGCCGTGTACAATTCCGTCCTGGAGCGCGGGGCGGTTCTACTCGACCTGTACGACGCGGCTATGCACTCCCCAACCAAAGCCCTGCGCTCCCTCACTGAGCGCGTTATTCCAGAGTTGCAGGCCGCGCTCATGCAATCCCTCATGCCCGCCTGGGCTACCGTCATCACCGCGGTCATGCGATTCGTGGACTCTATTACCGAAGTGGTCTCGGAGGGCGGGGCGCTGTACCCGATCCTGGTCAACATCGGCGCGGGGGCGTCCCTCGTTGCGGATGGGTTTTCGTCCGCGCTTGATTACCTGTCCAGTTTCATCGGCAACTTTCGCGCCGGCGTAATCGGTGAAATGAGCAACACGTCGGCAGAGATGCTGCGCTTTGGTTTCGAGATCGTGGCGAACCTGGCCGAGGGTATCGTCTCGGCGACCTCGACGGTCCTGGTAGCGGCCATGAACGCCATCGGCTCAGTGCTCACTTTTTGGCTTGCTCCCGGTTCTCCCCCGAAGGTAGCCCCGGACCTTGACAAGTGGGGGACGGCATGGCTGGCCTCCGTGCTGAAAGGGTTCACCGAGGGAGACTTTTCCTTGCTCGAAAAGATTCAAGGGCCGCTCAAGCAGGTCTTGAGCGGTACAGACTTTGCCTCTATCTCCAAACAGATCGCCGCCAGCATTTCCGGGGGCGGGGGGATAAGCGGAGACGTGTACGCGAACATCACGCGGGCCGCCGGCGCGTTCGGCGCTGAGATCGCACGCCTGGGACGGCTTCAGGAGCAACTTGCCAAGTCCGAGGACAGGGTGAGGAACGCCGAACTCCGCTCCGCAGCCGCTCGCCGCCGCGTCACCACCCTCACCGAGGAGTACAACGACATGCTGCGGGCTGGCGCTCCGCAGGCCCAACTAAACGCGAAACTTGCGCAGATCAACGCCCAAGAGACCGCCGCAGAATCAGCGGACAAAGAGGCGCAGGCCGCCAAAGACGGGTTGGAAGTGCTCAAGGATAGAATCTCCCTGCAAGACAAGCTGATTGCGCAGTTGATTGAGTTGTCGAAAGAGTCACAGGACACGAAGACTGACAGCGATAAGGCCGCCGCCGGTGCCAAGAGCATGGCCTCTGCCGTACAGGATTTGACGGACGCCATGACCGGGATAACGCCGGGAACGTGGGACATCTCGACGCGAATCAGCGAAGCGGTAGACTCGGCGAAGGCCATGCTCATGGAGAGGTTGGCCTACATCTTCCAACCGCTGACGGACGCATGGAACAACACCATCGGCCCGGCGCTGGACGGCCTGGTTATAAAGTTCTCGGAGTTCAAGGACACGACGATTCGTTTCTTTAGAGAGTGGTTGGAAACGATCAACCAGGTGTTCTCGAACTTCTCGCGGATGATTCGCGTGGAGATACCGGGGAGCATGTCATTCCTGTCAAACCAGATACGGACGGTATTTGGCCCGCACCTTACACGCCTGGGGCAGGTGGTAAAGAACGACGTGTTGCCATTCCTGCAATCTCTCGGAAGAGTTGAACTCGTGTTCATCAACAGGACGATGGAGGCAATCTCCGTTGTAATACAGACGATGCTACTGCCAGGATTGCAGGGATTGACCACCGTGATGCAGACGTTCGGAAAGATCGTCATGACAGAGTTCGTTCCCCCGTTCCTGTACTTCATAGATCGGGCAATAAATCCTCTGGCTACCGGACTTGAGCGAGTAGGAAGGATTTTGGACGGCATCACCGTGGCAATGAATACGTTCGCCGAACTTGTTGAAAGTCTTGACATTTCCGCCCTGCTGCCGTTTCTTGGCAACAGCCCGTCGCCACTCGAGCGTGGTCTGACCGGGATCGGGAGGGCAATGTCCGAACTGTCGGCGATGCGCATGCCCGCGTTCAACTCGGCCATCTCGCAGATGCAGCCCATGCCGTACTCAGGCGGGGCCAGCGGTGGGGGTAGTTACGTGACAAACAGCCCGAACAACAGCCGGTCGGTAGTTTTGAACATGGGGCCTACCTACATCTACGGAAACGCTGATCTGGCAAGGCGCAACCAAGAGGCTGTAGACGCCGTGCGCCGGGAACTTAGGAGGGGATGATGTTTTACACAGGACAGGGGCCATTCCAGACCCTAATAATCACCGACGGCGTGACGACCGTTAACTTGTTGAACTCTCTCAGCGGGTTCTACTGCCAGTCCTGGACGCCGGCGGTGACAGAGCCTAAAGACGGCGGGGTGTACGCCGACTCGCCCCTGTCGCATGGTCGCAGCCTGGTGTCGTACAAATTCGGCAACGTCTCGGATACGTTCCTGCTCACCGTCCACAACGAAACCCCCAACGACTTGATCCGCGACACGCAGAACATTCGCCGCCTGCTGCTTAAGGCACTGAACAAGGGGCTGGTGTGGATCGAGGACCAGGCGGTAGGGGAGGACAACCAGCGCTTCATGCAGGTGGTCAACTACCGGGCAACGACTGATGGAAACCCGCACGGAACGGACACCTTCTGGACGAAGCTGTGCAGCGCAGCGTTCCCGGAGTGGCCGTTGGAGATCGAGCGCAAGCCGTTCTGTTTTGGAAACCCCCCTGGGGTAGGGCAGTGCTCCAAACTTAGCGCGATGCAGGAGGGATGGTTTTTCGAGGGCCGCTGGACCCTGAACACGGCGCAGCCTGTCGGTAACGTCAATGCCATGTTCCTCACGTCCGGCGGCGTGATGCTGGCAGGAGAGACGGCGCAGGTGTGGCGCACGTCTACAGGCGGGGCGGTTTGGACTGCATCTGCTGCCCCACCTGCCGGGACGGTGTACTCTTTTTGCGAGGTCGGCGGTTTCGTGTATGCCCACACGACGGCGGGGGTATACCGCAGCGCGGACAACTCAAACTGGCTCCCCGCCCAATCGTTGGCGTTCGTATCCTCTACCCTATTCTCGATAACCGCATTCGGTACAGACCTGTATGGGATTGGTACTCAGGCCGGATTGACAGGAGTTTTCAAAAGCACTGATGGTGGGGCCACTTGGGGGGCTGCCCCTGTCCTGGCAATAGGTTCTGTTGGCGCTGGCGTCGGGAGCGTCTTCGCGTTACGTGATGGTTCGGCGCTGCTTGCCACAGGTGGAAACGCGAGCGCCGGAAACTTGGTCTCTATATTCCGCAGCACGAACGGGACAGCGTGGCAGGCCGTTTACACGTCTGCGACACTCGGCGCGTTCATATCCTCGTTGTACCAAAACGACGATTACATGTTTCTACACGAGACGAACGCTCTAAACTTGACGGCTAACATCCTGAGATCGAGCGACGGGATAAACTGGGGATTCGTCGGGCCACAGATAAACCACCGCATTGACGGGATCACTGGATACCTGGGGGACTCGATTCTGTGCGTTGGGGTTGGGGCAGCGGCGGCAGGATATGCTACCGTCATATCATACGACGGGACGGGGAGAAGCCCGACGCAACAACTGACCTTAACCGGCCTGGCCTCAGCCGTCTACTTCCCGCTCCTGGGGAAGCCATACGCCGGGGAGGTCGGGAACATCATCACGTTGCTTTCCGGGGATAGCATAGACCTGGGGCGCTCGGCGACTTGCCTTGACGAGGTGTTCGTCGCCAACAATCAGTGTGAGGCGAACGGGACGCACGCCTACACTTTCGACGCGGCTCCCGTTACCTGGACGGCGCGTCCGCCGAATGGGGCTACCCCGTACAACATCTACCCAACCACCCCGGCGGTAGGGGACATCTCCTATTACGGAATGAGCACCCCTGTCATACCGAGCGGGCCAATAGACAACGTGGTATTCGACCTGACGCGGGCAATGACCGCCACGAGTTGGACAATC